CACCTGCTACGCCGTCGGGCTAAGCAGGCGCAACCCGCGCAACCCCTTCCCAGGAATTGGGTGGGCCGTCCAGCGAGTCGCCAATCCCACGATTGTGCTGCTGCTGTGTCTGCTCGTCATCACTTGGGGATGGATCAACTACGTCGTCTGGGGCTTGCTGTTCTGCAAGCTGTGCGTGACCCTGCCACCGGGTCTCGTCCTCTGGGCTGCCGAACGTTTCCACCCGGACCGCCTCCAGATCAAGGCGGGGTCGTGCCGTGGACAGTTCGCCGCTCTGAAAGTTCCACTCCCCGTCAACCGGGACTCAGACAACCCGCACGTAGGCGCCGCCGACTTCAGGACTTCTATCAAGGACACGCTCTACAGGTTCGTGAAGAAGACTTGCATGCTCGAGATGTACATCCATGAGATGTCAGAACACGAGATTGCTATCGGAGACTACGCCGGCTCACGCCCGATGCGCACCGACAAGCACCTCACCACTCATGGCAACCGCGCCGACGACCCGTATCCAAAAGGGGCGTACGCGCACGTATCCACCGACGTCATCGACCACTGGGATGAGACACAGATATACGAAATGGCGAAGACACTCGCGCCATCGTACCATGTCGTGCCTAAACCGGTATCTTTGGCGGGCGAGTCCAACGGATGCTCCCATCGCTGGGATGGATCAATGTGGGAGTTCAATGTTCCTAATGACCCCAAACGCCACGAGCTTTGGAACTGGGAAGGCGAGCAGCGACTGCTCCTACCTGGCGCTGCCACCTGGCGCAACATTTTCATCGCACTCCTGATCATTCCTGCCGTCATTGCAGTCCATTACGCTATGACCACCCGCGACCCCGGCCTATACAGCTTCGCGGAAGCATACCCCATCGCTGGCGTCGCAGCGAGACCACTGGTATGGGCCGACGCCATCGTCGGCCAACCGTCCAACGAGACCCTGATCGCCGGTCTTATGTGCATCAGCGCTACGCCCCTACCGGCCGTCTGGCGCCCTCGCGTCGAGTGGCCAGCGACGCCTGCCGTCCATGGCAGCGACGAGGGCTACGTCTACTGGTGGCTCGTCACCATCTACGGATGGCTGCCCAGCGTCCACCTCACCGAATACGTGTTCCCCGTGCACACCGTCGTACCCTGCTCAACCATCACCGGCTTTGTGATCAACCTTAGCCGATTCATGACGATCCCTTGGACCCTAGCCTACATGCTGTATGCCGCGCTCATCGGCTTACTGTGCGTCGCGGTCATGCCCAGGGCCATCCTCGTGCGACTCGAGCGCCTCGACCTTCCAGAGCACCGCGCCGTAGTCGGCATGTTTCCTGTGCGCCAGTTCACGGCGCCGTATCTGTTTCTCCATTTCGCCCACCACGCCTGCACGCTCGAACCGCTGCATTTGATGGAGCGCTTCACGCCCACGTCTGCCGACGGCTACAGCCGCATCAACGTGGTCAAGCTGGTCAATGGCGTCAACGAAAACTACGTGTCATGCTCGCGCACGGGCGCGCTGTCATGTATTGACGTCAGTTGGGAACAGTATCATGAACTCGAGACGGTCGCCCACCACCTAGGCACGTCCCCATCCGGCCCCACAGCGCGCGACGCCCTAACCAGGGCGGGAGTCAAAGTAACCACCGAGCGAGCACTACTGCTCGGAGGAATATGCTTGGCTTTCATCGGCAAGAACGTTTGCACCACCAGCTACCTCCACCGCACCGGCAAAGCGATCCTCCCATACGAGATCGGCGAGACCGACGGCGGTAAGCCGGGCAAACCAACGCTGCGCGTCTACGCCTCCGCCGTCATCGGCGATGGCGCACCTGTCCCGAGAAAGTGCGCGAACAACACCATCGCCGGCGTCCAAATCCGCGTCAAACAAATGGTCAACACCACGAAACCCACCAGTGCCGACATGGACATTGCGGTGGAATTCCTGACCAAGACTGCGGAAGAGCTCCGCGACGCCGGCGCCGTCCATGCCGAAACCGTTTCTGGCGAGACCGTGTCGGAACACCAACCCAGGCCCACCCAGCAAGCCATGCTGAAGGAGCCGTTGCTCACCGCCACTGCGGGACCAGCGCTCGCGCCGGAGATGCGATCAAGCGTCAAACCGGCAGAACCCACTTCTAAGCCCCGGGTGATCACCGTCCCGGGCAGCAACAACTGGAAACTAATCTCATCTTCTCTAGGATACGCCGTCGCTCCTTTCATGTACCTGCTACACTGGTCATGGAGCGGCCTCAACCATCGTGCCGTCGCTGACCGCATCAAGAAAACCTTCAGTGAATCGGAGATAATCTTGTGCGTCGACATGACGAACATGGACGGGTCGCACGGCGTTTACGAATATCTAGCCTTTCGCGCGTTCCTCGCGATCGTCATCCACCCGGACGACCTGGCCAAGACATACGAGATCCTCGAGCAAAGTTTCTACAATCCAGTCAGCGCAGGACCGAATTGTAAGTACGACCAGGCGTGGGCACTCGGAAGTGGCTTGTGGCTGACCACACTGTACAACACCTTCACGGGCGCGCTCATGGCGTACCGTGCTAGGCGGAAACTACTCAAGGAGGACATCGATGTTGCGTACGAGCACGTCGGCGGACACAGCGGAGACGACAGCATTGCAGAAGGATTCCACGACGCCGCGGCGGTCGTGGCGTGCTACCGCGAGCTAGGGTTCCACGTGAAAGCAGAACTGTGCCTCCCGGATGAGAGAACCGCTAGCTTCTTATCGCGCATCTACGACGTGCGGGACGGATCATCGGTCCCCGACGTAGCGCGGTCTCTCAAGAAGAAGCACCTGTCGGCGATGGGTGAAGAAGTGAGTAATGAAACAGTAGCCTTCACCAAGTGGGCGCCCGTCTACCTCGACGACCGCGACTGCGGCGTCTATGGCGAGATGGCCAAGTACATCCTGGACCGAGTGCGACCTCAATTCGCGAGCCTCGCCGAAGTCAGCCGCGAGCTAGCCCACGAAATGCTCGTCGGCGAGCTGACCAAAGCCTCGAACACCCGGCGCCTAGGCGCCGACGGCAACTACACCACCGTAGTTGAAGGGCGTACGTCCTGCCCTATCGCCGCC